TGTGGCGGGCTGCCCCTCGCTGGCAGCACGACGCTCACACGGCTGGCTGACCAGCGTGCGTTTCTCGATGTCTTTCATTGGGGTTCCTATTGGTCTTGAGTCGGGGTCTGCTCAGCAGGCAGGAGCAACCGACTGGCCGGCTGGGCGTTGACGCTGATCAGCATTTCGTCCAGACCGTCGATGGGATTCATGTCTTCAAACAGACGTACCTCGTTGCGTGTCATCCAGCCGTCTGTAATTGCGTAGTGATAGAACTCAGCGCGTTCCTTGGCGGTACCGCGCAGCAGCCCACCCAAGTTGAACTTGATGTAGTAGCCGGCCGCACGCTCATACCGGGTGAATACTCGGCGGGCAATTTCTTGCTCCCAGTTCTGAATCCATGGCATGACGGTATGCCGCACGAACTGGATGGCTTGTTCGCTAATATTGGAGAACGTGGCCTTGTCCAGATCGTTGATCATGTGTGCCGGCACATTGAACAACCCTGCAATCTCGGACCGGCTCATTTTCCGGGACTCGATGAACTGCGCGGCCTCCGGCTCCAGGCTCAGCGCCTTGTAGTCCAGGTCAGCAGGTAGCAGCAGGGTTTTGTTATCGGAGGACTGGAGCCGGGTCACCGCTGTTTTCCAGAACTCCTTTAGGCGCGTCCACGCATCTCCGCTCAGGTCGCCTTTAACGGTCAGCAGGCCAGAAGGCTTGCCGCCCCCATCAAAGAATTGCTTTCCATACCGCTGCGCCGCCAGGCCTAAGCCAATCGACTCCGCGTTTTGCATGATCGGGCTGATGCCAATGCGCTTATTGCTGCCTAGCGCCCGGATGTGCAGCATATCCTCGGGCGGGATGGCCACCATGCGCTCATCCTCGTCATCCCACGACGAATACACCCAGCGGCCAGCCACCTTGATCAGTGTCGTGTCCCGTGGGTGCATCTGCTCGATGGCCTGCAGCTCGCCACGCCGCGACCGAATCAGCCTCGAATATCCGTTGCCCCAGCCCAAAATGTGCCCCATTTTGGTCTCGCGCCACTTATACGACGTCTGCCAATCGTTGGGAGCATCATGCAGCAGATAATGCGCCGGGTGATCAGAGCCAGGCTCGATGCGATCACCTGTTTTGCGCAGCACTGCCACCGGCAACTGCGCTAGTGAGCTGGAGAGCACGTAAATGCAGGAATACACAGCCGCCAATCGCATAGCGGATTCCTGCGTCACGCGTACCCCTCCTTGATCGCCGTGCAAATATTCCTGCAAATTCTGCCCCGTCAAAGGCAGGCCGGGGCTCTCCAGCGACCGCTGCTCGAAAAGCGAATCCAGTAGCATCAGGCCCCCTTTCGCATCGCTGGCAGCACCGCTGCAGCCAGCAGCAGGACGCCTGTAGCCATCAATGCCACGCCCGCGCCGTATTGCAGGTACAGGCCGGCTGCCAGACAGCCCAGGCCGACCAGTGCCACCCCATCACGCACCAAAGTTTTCATCACATCACCAGAATGTCGTCGTCGCTCAGCGACTCTAAGATGGACCGCTTCGCAGGCGGCGCCATCGCGCGGGAAATCGCCATAATCAAGGCGACGGCTCCATCAATTTTGTTGTCGTTGTGCTGCTTGATCGGGCGCATAACGTCGTCGCTTCCGGGCAGATACTTGGCCACCACATTGCCGACGCACCACGTCATGATGGGATGCCCATCATGGTGAAAGCGGCCCGCTAAAATCGCCGCCTCCAACTCCTTCATGGGGTCAGCCATGTTGGTGTAGTTCTGCGTGATGATGATCGGATTAAGCCCTTCATCATCAAGCTGGTGCGACAAGTTCGCAGCGCCATGCGGGTCTATCGGACTGGACTCGACGGGCGCCAATTGGTTGACTTCCAGCGCTTCGGCCAGAACATCCCGATAGTCAATTTCCGCGCCAGGCGTTGCAATCAGGTGGCCTGATGCCGCCCAAGCCTGGTAGCGCCCTGCCATACGCCGGTTCTCAGTATTCTGAATGGTGTCTTCCGGCACCCAGAACACCGGATCAATGCAGTAGTAGTGCCTCAAGCCGTTGATGTCGCGGTAGAACAGTTTTGCCAGTCCAGTCAAATCAACTTTGGCGGCCAGGTCGAAGCCCAAAATGCACCGTTGACCCCGAAATTGATCCAGAGACAAACTGGGATCCAAGCATGGATCGGCACCAAACCGAGCCATATTGAAGAACCCTGACTTGGCCGCCGTCCATACGTTCAAGTGCTTGTTCTTGAACGTACTGGCAAACCGAGCACGGCGTATGGCCTGTTGCTGCTGCGACTCCAGATAATCCTGAAACACCGAAATGCCGATGTTTGGATTGGCCTTGGCCAACACCTTCGGATCCATCCAGTCGTCATCTTCATCAATGGTCCAGATCCAGCCGAACAGCTCGTCATTCGGCACCAGGCCTTCGAGCATTTCCACCACTTCCTGGCGCTTGTCGTAGCAAGGGCCGGCGATATTGGCGCCCGCCGTCGTGATGATGAACATCAGCGGCTGGCGGCGCGCGCCCATGCCCGTCTGCATCGTCACATACAGGTCATCGGCATCATGCTCGTGGTACTCGTCCACAATCGCGCACGACGGAGATGAGCCGTCACCTGGGTTGCCAATGATGGGCTCAAACCGGCTGCCGTCGTCGGGCCGGTTCAAGTTGCCGGCGTTGACCTCGATGCCAAGCAGGTCCTTGAGCTCAGCCGTGCGGTTGACCATCAGCCTTGCGGGCCGGAAAACCTCCCAGGCCTGCTTTTCAGTGGTGGCGCCGCTGTACACCTCCGCCCCGAACTCGCCGTCAGCGCAGAACATACCCAGGCCGACGCCGGCAGCGATCACGCTTTTGCCGTTCTTGCGCGGGACCTCCCAATACGACTCACGAAAGCGTCGCATGCCGTCTTTCTTGCGTACCCAGCCAAACGTGCAGGCCAGGCCGAAAAGCTGCCAGGGCTCCAGCGTGATCTTCTTGCGCTGGCGCGCCCACTCGCCTTTAGTGTGGGGCAGGAACTCGATAAACCGCAGCTTCTTCTCGGCCTTGGCCTGATCGAAACGGTAGGGATAGTCACGGTCCTTGCTCTTGGCCACATCGGCCAGGTGCCGCTGGCACGCCAACTTGATAAATCGGCAGCACGGAATGACGCCACGCACCACATCGCGGGCGAACTTCTGTGCCTGGGCAACTCGGGGAAATCTTCCTGTTGCCATGTCACATTTCCAAAATTGCTGTCAGCTCATCGCCGGCTGTGCGTTTCTTTGGCCCCAGCAGCCGCTGGCGGCTGGACGGGTCCAGGCCCAGCAGCGAGCCAAACGTGGCCATCTGCCGCGCTGCCTCGTTGATTACTGTCGCAGCCGGGTTCTTTACTACCCCACCCTGGGCGCCCAGCACCGTAATGCCATGCTCCGCAATATGACGTTGCGCCTCCCGAAACCGACCATAAGCGGCGCAGTACAGTTCCAAATTCTGAATATCGGTGGCCTGCAGCACCTGCTGCTTGCACAGCAGCGGCGCCAGATGCAGCCAGAGATCCCGCCCTTCATCGGCCATCCATTCAGGCGGATCAATATTGATTACCGCGCCAAACTCGGGCGCATCTTTATTGAGCGCCCGCTTGCCGGGATTGCCTGCTGCGACCTTGCGCTCAGTGGGTTTAGGTTTGCGGCCAGACCGGCCAGGAACGCCTGCCATCGGGCCAACTCCTAAATTTCATTTTTCGCGGGGATAAAAATTTGACTGAACGGGTGGTCATGAAGCCAAAACGCCCTAGAGATTTGACCACCCCCTCCCCCTGAGCGGGCCCCGGCGCCGCGCCCACAGCCTCACCAGCGCATCATCGTGAGCCCGCCTGAGTGCGGGTGTCGCCTACTGCAAAACGCGCTCTACGCGCGTGTGTGGCGGCGCATTGCCCTGGTCGCCTCGGCCTGGGTCTTTCGCTTGTGACAATCGGGATGGATCGCAGCCAGGTTGTCCGGGCGGTCTGTGCCGCCTTCGGCCTTCGGGACGATGTGGTCTACCTCGCTGGCATTGCGCACCCGTCCCGCCGCCCTGCACTCGGCGCACCGACAAATCCAGCCGTCGCGCTTGAGCACCAGCAAGCGCAGCTTGCGCCATGCAGCGCCATACCCACGCTCGGACGCAGATCCTCGCCGGCTGCCGCCCCACGCAGCAACCAGATTTTGATGCGCTTCGCAGTATCCATTGCCATTGCGGTGCAGCTCTCGGCAGCCCAAGGCACGACATGGACGCTGGGGCCGTTGGGCCATTTCAGTCTCCAAACGCAAAAAGCCCCGCCGTTTCCGGAGGGGCTTGGTTCCTAACTTCTTCAGGCTGAGCAATATCCAGCCTACGGGATTTATAGTACTTGTGTCCCCACACTTAGACAATGTGTGGGGACAAAATAGTTCTGCTCGTAGCCTTGGCCATAGGCTCCGCCCAAAGTGGACGCAAGCTGCTTATGGGCGAACTCTATGTGGCGGTAGTAGACCGTGCGAGAAATGCCTAATCGGTCAGCTTTGACCTTGACCAGTCCTTGCCAAATATAGTGGGCGATCACGACGACCTTCATGTCTGGATGGAGCGCATCCACTGCACGATCCACGCGCATGAGATCGTCATCCACTAGCAGCACACTCGGCTCCAGCATCTGCACGCCATCCACACGCTCCCGTGAATAGACAGAACCGGGAGGCAGGCCCAGTGCGCGGACGTTCTCCTGCTGCTTCCAGCAGCCCCACTCGCCCAGTAGTATCTCCAGCCTTGTCTTCATACTTCCCCCTTAGAACTGCTCAATAGCCCAGCCACCGCCGGCTTTCTTCGTCTGCGCCTTCACGGCGATGAATCGGAACGGGTACATGTCCGCCGCAATCTTGATCTTTGCTCGGGCGTCGTCCATCCAGAATCCTTTGACCTCGTGTGCTTCCATCACACCGTCCGCCAGCATCAGCACAAAGTCGGGCGTGTAGAACGTGTTGTCCGCCAGTCGGAACTTCAGGCCTTCGAACTTGAACCAAACTACCTGCCCAGCGTGCTTCAGCTGCTCCAGGTGTCGGGCATAGGCCGCCTCGGTCTGGTTCATCCGGCCAACCTTCAGCCGTCCCAGCGCTTGAATGCCCTTCTTCATGCCATCTCCCCTACTGCTGCCTGGGCCATGCGGATCACCGCAGGCGAACGCCCCTTGGGGCTGCTGAGGATCTTGCGGGCCCATGCCCTGTGATCGCGCTGGGGCTTTTGGTTGCTCTCCCCGCCCAGCTGCTGCATCGCTTTGCCGGCTGCTTCACGCTTTTGTGGACTCATGCACGCCCCCTGTAGCTATCCCAACCGAACGGCACGGCACGCCCACCGCCCTCGCGCAGCCGGTCGTACACGCGCTGGCCCAGGAATGTCTCGATGTCCGTCGCGGTCAGGTTGCTGATCACAATCGTTGGGCGCATGTTCTCGTACCGACCATTCAGGATTTCGAACAGGTACAGACGCTCGGTGTCGCTGCCGAACTGCACGCCCACTTCGTCCAGGATCAGCAGGTCAGGCTCGACCAGGCGGGCAATGGCTTGGGATTCGCTCAGCTCACGGCGCCCGTAGGTTTCCTTGATGCTGCGTACTGCGCCCATGACCGAGGTAAACAACGCGGTGTGGCCCTGGCCCATGACTTCATGCGCGATGCCAACGGCCAGGTGTGTCTTGCCCGCCCCCACGTTGCCGGTAAAGATCAGACTGCGACCATTGCCCAGGGCCTGCTTGAATGTGCCGGCGTACTGCTGGGCAATCT